AATTCACTTAGTTTCATATCGTCTCAAGTTCATGTACTAATTCATAGTACTGCATAAGGTTAACTAGATGTGTATCCCCTATTTTCTCCTTATTAGTCAAAGGTTTAATAGCTTTCCTTACCTCTTCTAGTTTAATCTTAATAACCTGATCAGATACCTTCTGAGACATTTCTTCTACTCTCTTTGCTATCTTGTCTAATTCCTCATTTACGATAGTTCTAAGACGGGTAGTTGAGTTTACAGAAGTTATAAACTCTTTTAAAATATTTTTTTGTTCCGGAAGTAAATCTTTGTAGTTGTCGTTAAACTTCTCTAACAAGATTTTAAATGTAAGTAATCTTAAATCTTTATCGTACTTTGAATACTCTTCGATTAAAGTATCTTTTACATCTTCCTCGTTTTGTGCTTTTGATGTTAAGTGCTCTAAAATTGTTGTTTTGTTTTCAATTAAAGAACTAGGATCAACATTCTCTGCATTATTCTGTGTTTCTAATAAACAGTATAGAGCAGCTAATGCTTTGTAATCTCTTACTTGTATTGCAAAGAACTCATCAACATTGTAATGAGTTTTGATTTCTGCAATTAATTCATACTTTTGTTTCTTAATAGCAGCTTGATCTAACTTGCGAGAGATTTCTGTTATTGTTGATAATATTGCTTCTGCTCTTAGAGGAGTTACATTATTGTTTTTTGAAATAAATTCATAGAGTTTATACTCTTTAGCTAAAGAAGACTTTCCTGCATAGAATTTTTTTAAGATACTAACTGCTGGAGAATCTTTTCTAGATAGAGTATCTGATGCGATTTGCTTAACAAGCAATTCGAATATTAACCCCGTGTTTTTATACTTTGAATGTTTTACTTTCATCTTATAGGTTTCCTATTATAAATATGCTTTATTCACCTAAATCTCTAATATTGTCTTCTTTTAGTAGATTTGATTCATCTTTCTTCTGAGTATTAAAGACCATTTCTTTAAGTACTTCTTTATTTCGATGGTAAACAGCTTTTGTATTTAACCCTTCCATTATGTTCTCGTTATCACTTGGATAACCGCCTTTCATTCCTTGGCTCCCTAATGGATCTCTTCCTCCTAATGGATTGTCATTAGTATGGTAGATTGACATATTTGTTCTAGGTCGACCACCTTCTTCTCCTGGATCAGTTAACCCTCGTGGTGGTGAAGGATGATCTTCGTAACCTAGAGGTACTGAACCTTGACCTGCTCCTGAAGCTCTATCTGTTGCTGTAGAACGTCTACCGTACATTGACGCTAAGTCATGTGGTGTACCGTAAGATCTTCCTGATTGTGCTGGGTCGTTACCTTCTCCTTCTATTTGAGCTAATCTAAAGTTTCTCTTGAAATCTTCTCTGATTAGTTCTCGCATCTCGTTATACTTATCTTCTGATAAGTGGAAGATGTTATCGTAGATATAGTCTGTTGAGAATAATTTAGTATCTAGCATTTGAGCTGCTAAATCAATCTTCTCTTTCATTAAAGCAACTCTCTCTTGCTCGTAAACAATAGATGGGTTCGTTAATTTAATTTCGAAGTTAACTAGAGATTCACCAGTAAAGCCTTGAGCATACAAATGGACTAATGCAATCTTAGTTAATTCAGATTCCATAATCTTTTGTACTCTTTCTACTGTTCTAGCAAAACGAATATCTTCTGCTGCTAAGGTTGCTTTACCTTGCAATTCTCCTTCGTATCCGAAATAAGCTTTAGGTATCTTTAATGCAGCAAATAATTTATCTCTTAAGTAAACAACGTCATTTGTACCGTCGTACTCTAATCCTTTTGTAGTCTCAATACGAGTAGAAGTATCACCTCCCCTTACAGGTAAGTAGAAATCTTCCATCATATTCTGAAGGTTAAATCGTAAGTTATATTGACCATCTTGACCCATGTAAGGAGTCTTTTTCATAGTGTTGATAGTCTTTTGCATAAACTGTTCAACTTCTGCTGGTGGTATTTGACCTACGTTAATATAGAACATTCTCTTCTCTGGAGCTCTCATGATACGGTGAATCAACATCGCATCTTCCATTAAAGTTAATTGTTTGAAAATCTTACGAGCTGGTTCTAAATAAGAACGGCCATAAGGTAAGTAATTAGTATCTGATATTAAACGGAAGTGAGCTACTTCGTAGTTGTCTAACTTAATTACCTTCTTGTTTGTATTTGGAGTATAGTTAGGACTTTGAGAAGTTGCTAAACCGTCTAAGTCAATTTGGAAAGTTACTTTTGTTGGGTTATCATGCTCTTCTCCTTCATGTCTAGAGATATGGTAAACCGTGTAAGGTAGTATATTATATACTCCTAATCCGTCTGCAATTTCTAACTTCAAAAAGAAGTCTCCGTACTTAACCATATTACGAGTCCATGACCATAAGTTAAATTCGATATTAAGTACATCGTAAAATAAATTATATAATACTCGTTGTATATTTTCGTCAGAAGATCTAATAGCTAAAACTTCACCAAAGTCATTTTTTACTGTTGCTTCGTCGGCTATAATGTCTAATGCAGAAGCTAAAATAGGATCTGTATCCATCGCTTCATAATCAGAATATAGCTGAATTCTTAAAGTTTGAAAGTTTAAGTTTGGATTGAATATATTTCTATTATTATAGATATATAATCTACTAAACCTATCTATAAGAGAGTTGGTCTGGTATTTACCAGTTGTCTGTATTTGATTAGGATCAACTACTTTTAATTCATCACCACCAACGTTACGTATAATAACGTCTGTAGCAAAGAGTCGCTGTAGTCTACTAAATAAGCCTTTATCTGCCATTTAATTAAAATGTCTTTAGTTATAAATAGATTCGTTTAAAATAACCAGCTGATATCTTCTTTCTGCTGGCCACCCATGTCTATAAGATACGGATTATTTCGGTGGGATCCAACTGTTGATATAACAGCTTGGTTTTTTGCATTAAGGTTTCCAAAAGAGGAAAGCTGTGCTCTAGCTAAGTCAAGACCTTGTTGTCTTAATCTTAATGCGGTATCTCTTACATACAGTGAGGTTGCGAAGGCCATCACTAAATCGTCATTATAATTTGTTTGAGCTTGTGCTTTTCCGTTCTTCCATACAAACACTCGCATTTCGTGCAATAATCTTTTAGATTGTACCGTAACTGCTTTTTCCCTAATATACTCAGTCATCTTAGCAACCACTAAAGGACGGGTTCTCATTGACATTGTAAAGCCGGGAACAAGTTTTTCTCTTTCGTATTTAGACATATAAGATTCAACTGTATCCATGTTGGAAGTTGAACTATAATATATATTTTTATATTCTCTTTCTAGTATCTGTTCTATAGTAGACCACCCTATATTTGCGTTTTCTACTACTAAAAGTGCATCGTTATACTCAGAAGCAATACCTACAAGAACGTTTCCAAATTCTTTTGGAGATAACTTTCCTTTGTATTCTGCTACCTGCACACAACTTTCTATATCCATTACGTGAAACGTAGAATAGTCAGTAGAGTCGCCTCTAGATACGTCGGCTGTAACCATATAAGATTTTGAGTAATCAGGACTTTCCCACACCCATAAATTACCGTCAACTCCTCTTTTTTCTGCTGGATCTTTCTGATAAGTTTCTTCATAAAATATTAAATCTTCTGGTTCAAATACGGTTTCACCTGATGATAAGAAGTCACAATCACACTCTTGTGCAGCCATTCGAGGACCTAAGTCTCTATCTTGTTGATCTCTCCAGGTTTGATTTCTTTCAGGGTGGACAGTCCAAGGTAGTTTGATAGGTATAAATGAATTTTCTGCTGTTTCTGCTTTAGCATACGTAGAATGGAACCAGTTACCAATACCATTAGGAGTTGATAAGGCCATACATTGACCTCCGGTTGCTAGGGTTTGTTGTGCAGCTGTAAAGGTTTCTTCAATGTTATCGATAAAAGCGGCCTCATCTATTAAAAGTAGAGATACCGCCTCTGAACGAGCAGCATCTGAGTTACTTGATTTAGCTTGAATTTTTGATCCGTTTTTTAATCTCAACGATAATTTATTCTTCTCTACTGCTTGTAACCGTAGCCACTTAGGTAACTGTTCGTACATAAATTGCACCTTTGTTACCAGGTTTCTAGCTGTTGCCTGTGTAGTTGCTAAGGCTAATACGTTCTTATCTTTATGAAAGATCATTAACCATAAAGAGTAGCCAGCTGCTAAGGTTGATATACCAAGCTGTCTAGACTTTAAAGTAATAAGAAATTGATTATCTCTAAATAAATGTAGTACTTTCTCCTGAAATGGGTAGAGATTAAAAAGAATTCTACCTCGGGTAGGATGCTGAATATAGCAATACTTCTTCATGAAGTATGCTGGATCTTTAGCACATTTGATATACTCTTGTGCTATTATGTTTTTAATATCTTGCGACATAACTAATTAATTATATCTCAATCCCGCGAATCTTATCTAAGGTTCCGAATCTAGATTGAGTTGAGTTACTTCCTTCTTTTTTCGTAAATATACGACGTAGTATTATACCGTTTATATCTTGTTGTGAGTTTGTAAAGAAAAAATCTCCATCTCTCTTTCTTATATGAGCATAAAGACTACTACCGTGTTCCTCAATAAAAGTATCAATAGGTATAAACTTTCCGTTTTTGAAATTAACCGTGTTACCTTCTATTTCAAACTTAACTTCCATATCTCCCTTGTAGTAGTACTCTATAGGTCCACCCATTGGTATTGTACCTTGTATGATAGGTTTTATCAGTTCTTTTGGTATTTTTCTAGATACATCTGGTATAAGTTTATTACCAGCTAAATTTACTCCTTCTAAGTTATTTGCTTCAACTCTATCTTGATAGAACTGGTAAGCATCTTCATAGAAGTCTGTTAACCATTCTCTAATTTCAGAGTTAGTTATAGCCATAGCGGTCATTCCTTTAACTCCTCCGCCCGCTAATGTAGGTGCTTCGTTACCCTTAGCTGAGACTTTAATATCTTGTCCTTTTACTTTTAGAATAACATCTGCATAAGGTTCACTACCAAACTCATTTAACCCATCTACCTTAGTTGCAGCTTGTACTCCGTTAATTTCTACTCCGTTTGTACCTTTTAAAGTCTTAACTCCTGGTACTGCATTTATAGCGTCGATTAGTCCATGCTCTTGTCTTTCTGTTGTAGCAACTTTACTACCTCCAGAGCCTCCAAATTCTCTCGTCTTTTCTAATGCACTAAAGCTAACATCATTCCCGTCTTGATCTTTAAAAAAAGGGAACTGATTTATACGAGTGCCGCCAATCTTTTTAATTGCATCTACTTCCATTGAATGGAATAAAGGAGCATAAGAATCATCAGCGTATGTTAATACACTTTGACTTCCATCTTTAAATTGAAATGGTGATTTGTTTTCTATTTTATTATCTATTGCCTGTAATCGGCTATATTTCCTACTTGCATCACTAAAGTCATTCCATTTAAGTACTCCTTCATTTAATCTAAATCCAAATAACGATTCAAATAGATCCATATCTTTCTCATTAGACATGTCAGGGTATCCTTTTTCACATCTAAAAGACCATTCTAGTATTGCTTTTTCTACTAAATTCATTTATTTTGGTTCTTCTGCCGGTTCCTGAAATTCAACGTCTTCTCCTCCTAGATCAGCTCCCCCTTCTTCTCCTTCTTCGCCTTCTGGTGCTGGTGCTTCTTCTGCTCCGCCGCCTTCTCCGCCTGGGAAATCACCTCCGGTAGTACCTCCACCGCCGCCGCTTGATCCATCATCTTCTCCACCTTCACCTGGTTCTCCACCTGTGTTAGGTCCGTACTTAAGTAGTTCGTTTAATTTATCTAAAGCTTGTTCGAAATCTGCAAGCTTATTAATGTAGTAACGTTTTCCTTGAATTTGTGCTTCAAATCCTTTACCAGTCCACTTTAATATAAAGTTCTGTTTGTTTTTTAATTCAACTCTAAAAGTAGAAGGACGAGGTGCTACCCATAGAATTTCTTCTACGAATTCACCATATTGATTTGTAAGTAGAGACTCTACAGCTTGCTTTAAACTAGGAAATTTACCTAACATTTTATCTGTAGCAGTTTCTAATACTGTTTCTTCTCCTGCCTTATCTAATGGCTTCTCGTCTGTTTTCTCTTCAGGCTTCTTTGTAGGTTCCTCTTTAGGTTCTTCTTCTTTAATTAACTCTGCTAAAGACTTATCTTCTAGAATTGATTCATTCATAGAACGTCTTTGCTTCATCATAGCATATTGAGCTGGATATTCAGTTCTTAAGAAGTGACGAAGAGCATTGAATGTTTTACTTACTACTTCAAATACCTGTCTTGCTTTTTCATCTTTACGTATATCATCTATATGCATTAACTGCTTAGTAGAATCTACTGCTGCTGATAAGTTGAAGAATAAATTCTCAAAACTAGGTAATTGAATTATTTTATGTCCAACTGATCCAGTTTCTTGATTTACTTTATCTGTCTTAAAGTATGTAGATAAATCTTTGTTAAAGAAATCTTCATCCTTTATAGGACCGTATTTATCTTCTATTGACTTTATAAAGTCTTTTGGTAATTGATCTGGCTTTACAGTAGTTCCTTCTGCTTCGTCTATTACACTTTCTTTGAAAGGTCTTGGACAAGGTGTACCCTTAACATGGGTATGTCCACATCTTCCACAGTGTGTAGCTTTCTTTTCAGTTAGTACTTCGAAATAAGCTTCTTCAATAAGTTCTCTGAATTCTGCTTTATTCATTATTTCAAGAATGTTAATTTGTATAGAGTGCTTTGAATTAAATCAACTACATTATCTACACTATTTTGAATATTAGAATCTTGTGGTAAGTTTGCTCGTTGAGCATCTACAGTCTCTAGTAAAGTTTTAAAATACTCTACTACATTATTATCTTCTAGGTACTGTGCTGGTGCTGCGTACCCTCTTAGTATACCGTAACGTCCTTGTAGTAATTCTGCTAAAGCGTCTATAATACCTGGTATACCGTTATAATACGCACATAATGCCATATGCTGTGCATATGAATCTGATTGTAAGTGGTATATGTGAGCTTGTGTTGCTGATTCTAATATCAAAGAGATAAACTCAGTAGATTTTGTATCTGCTGATGCTTCTGGTTGTTCTTCTGCTTGAGCTTGAGGTTCTACTTCTGTAGAAGGTACCTCTACTTCCGGAGCCTCTGCTTTAACGGCATTCATCTCCTTTGATATCTCTTGAACAGCTTTTCTCAATTCTTTTATTTTCATTTTTATTATTTTAGTATCCTTGGCGCTTGATAGAAGCATTTACGAAGTTAACTGCGTGTTGCATTGGTATATCCCAAATCTTAGATAGTTTCTTTAAAAAGTTTAATACCATTGCATCTCCTTCAGGATTAACTCCTCCTTCGGAAATTCCACCTTTATCGCTTACTATTTTTCCGTTTTTAAGTACTGCCATGAATTGTGGTGTACCTCCTTCAAAATTCTTACCGTATTGCTGTAAAGAGCTATCTAAGTGAGCTAGCATTACTCTACCTCCAGGTCCAATCACAGCTTGGAACATTTGACCTCTAAAGTCAATTATGTCACCTACACTGTATGCTTTTCCTGTTATATCAACTGCTGTTTCGTTACCTTCTTCTTCTTTCTTCAAGCTCTTTTCTTTAGCCATCATATTCTGAACCTTTTCGATAGTTTCCATATCTTTAGGTGTCATTTTCATCTTACGGGTAAACTCTTTAGTTTTTGGATCTTGTACTAATTCAGTTTCATGTTTAGCTTCATCCATATCAACATTAGTATCAACTACCTCAATATTTTGAGTACCAAAATCCATTTGTAAATCATAAGCAAGTTCTGGATTTGTAAGGTAGTATGCATCTGATCCATCCATCTCTACAGCTTTTCTATATGCTGGATTATCGTGAATAATTTCTAATGCTCTTTTTGCATCTCTAATAGATACTTTAATATAGTATGTACCTTCTGGTGCTTCTGCTAGTTTTGTACCAGCTTGAGCTTTCTTCATACCATATATCTTATTTCTAGCTGCATCTCTTTCTGCTGGCATCTTTGCAGTATCGTTAGCTATTGTCTCTAAATCTGCAATAGATTCTGGAGCACCTTCGCTAAACATCTTTTGGAATCCTGCAAATTTTTCTGGGAAGTATGCTCTATAATAAGCTCTTTTAGCATGGTCAATTAAACCATCTCTATCTGTTTGATACTCTTCCCACTCGTCCCAATAAAAATCAACTGCTTCTTCTACTGCTGATTCAAATTCTCTATCAAAAGGCATTGGCATATTTTCCGGTTCTCCTAAGTCCTTATGAATTGATCTATTCATAATACTTTGATCTGAACTACCCCAGTCTTCTTTTAATACAGCTTTCTTAATAGCTTTATCTTTTACTCCTTTATATTCAGCTTCTGGTGATTCAACATCACCATCTTTATCAAAATCTTTTTTAGCTTTAGCTGCTTCTGTTTTTCCAGTAGCTTTCTTAATAGCCTTATCTTTTACGCCTTTGTATTCTTGTTCAGGTTTTTCTATCTTTCCGTCTTTATCGTAATCTTTACCCTCGTTGTATTGACAGTAGTGCATACTAACAACTGTGTAATCTCCTTCGTCGTTATATTTACGACATTCTCCTCCTACTTTTCTATAGTGGTGTTCGTATTCATTTACACTAGTATCTAATTCCTGATCTGCTCCTGTTCCGGCAACAGCTGCGTCTAACTCAGCTTCTAATTTTTTCTTTTCTGCCGTTAAAGCCTTTAACTCAGGTACTACAGATTGATCACCACCTTTGTACTTAGCTGCAAGAGCTTTCATCTTAGCGACAATCTCTCCATGTTTTTTCTGTATGCTTCCTACTGATGCTTCATTCGTTGGAGATTCACTTATTCTATTTTTTTCGTGATAAGATTTATACAAAGCTTCTGCTTGTTCTCCCTGTCCAGCATCTTTCAACTTAGTTATTAAGTTATGTATGTTTCGAGCTTGTTCGCTACCACGGGTATACCACCTATGGTCATCTGACATCATATAATACCAATCGTGAGATTTTAAAGCTTGTTCTAATTGAGCCATTAAATCTCCCTGTGGTTCTTCTTTCTTGCCGTAAATTTGAGTCGAGTCATATGCATCTTCTTGCATATTTCCATCTAACTTAGCCCATACTTTTAATATGTTTGCTTTTAAAACATCTTTATTTACAAATGGCTCTCCGGCTCCTTTCATACCTACTTGTCCGATTTTCTCAGTAAAAGTAAAATCTGATAGTACAATATTTCTATCTTGATCTACATGGAAAGAGAATTCATCTTCTTTTCCGTCTTTGTATTCGAAGTAAACGTCGAAAGCCATTGGCTCTAATCTTAAGATCTTTCCAGATGCAATTTCAAGACCGTCTTCTTTTAACGCCATTGCTACTGCTTTAGCTACATCTTTTGAAATTGCTTTTGTTTGTTCTAAATCAAATTCAAGCCCTTCTTCTGCTTCTTTAATTTTTTTAGTATCAAGAGGCTCTCCTTTTTTATGAAGTTGTACTTGAACGCCTTTCTTAGCTAATTCCTGAGCTTTGTTTTCATCGTCAGTATGTATTACACCTTTATCCATTTCTGTAAGTATGTTTAATTTGTTTTCTAAAGTTTCTCTTAAAGAAATGAGTTGTGCTTTTTGCTTTTCGTACTGAGGTGTTGATGCCTGTTTCTTTTCCTGAACCTGTAAAGCTTCTAGAGCTTGTTGTACTTTTTCTAATCGTATCTTTACTTCTTGAAAAGTTAACATCTTTATAGGTTCTTTCATTTCCTGTAGAGTGTATTATTAATATATAAATAAATAGGTAGGGTTTCTACTTGATCTTAATACAGATGTCTTTACCGTCCTTTGTCCCGCCGTATCTATATCCATCCCAACAAGCTTTCCCATCAGCACCTTTCTTTTTTGCTTCTAATGCTAATTGTTGAGGATCAGGCTGTCCTTCTAATTCATGGTAACCTGTATTAGCTTGATTGATAAAGTTTTGAGATTGAGATATATGATCTTGAATCCAACCAGGAACGTCTTTCTCTTCTGGTCCAATCTTATACATTAACTCACCTGCATTCTTTATAATATCCTGTAGTTGATTTATAGCCATAGAAACTTCGTGATCTTGTTCTTCTTTTTGTACTTTAGAAGTTCTAATCACCTCTCGTATAGCTTGTGTTAATTCTGATGTTTTCATTTACAATGGTAGTTTAAGTATCTCTGAAGTGCTTTTGCAAAATGGGTTCCTTTATCTTCTAGCTTTGCTTTTTCAGCTCTAACTTTAGAACAAGATAAAGAACCTAATCTCTTTTTAAGAATACCTGGTTTAACTGGATCGTCTATTCCTTCCATTAACATCTCCATTAGGTGTGAGATGTCTACAATCCATATTTTAGGATCAACTCCGTTTTTTACAAGTCCGGCTAATCTTGTATTACCTGCTACTAGGTCGTAATCTGTATCGCTAAATTTAACAGCGATAGACATTTCTATAACTCCCTTTTCAAATGCTTGATGAAATCTTTCTCTTTTTGCTTTTCGTAGTCTGTCGAATCTTAAGTCTACGTTACCTAGGACTTTTCTAATTTTTGAAAACGATTCTGGTTTGCCTTGATTGGCTATTTTTATCCACTCTTCTTTTCCCATATCTTCAAATTCAGGATATCTAAGAGCTTCTTCCCATTCGTTAGCGAAATTAGGTTTTGTATATTGTATGTCTTTTACTTCGAGTATAATGTCAATCAGTTTCATATTACTTATGGCTTTGTAGCATTTCAAATACTAATGCAGCTAGTGCTGAAAATATAATCCAAAGAGCTTTTGTTACTCCGTTTTTCCATTTTTTTAACTCTTCTAATTCTTGCATATTTCTTTGATATTCTTTTT